CCGCCGCTTCTGGCCGCAGGGGTGCCGGAACGTCAGATTGATGTGCTGGAACCCCGGACCATGTACGGATACGGCCTGTGCAATGTGATTCCGTTTATGCTGACTCACAATGTACCGAACTGCGGGTACAAGGTGCATTTTCCATCTGGCAAGGTGATTTATGCTACCGACACCAACAACCTGAACGGGGTGCAGGCACTCGGATATGACCTCTATTTGATAGAAGCCAATTATCGAGATGAAGACATTCAAGCCAAAATCGCAGAGAAAAAAGCTGCTGGACAGTATGCCTATGAGATGCAGGTGCTCAAAAATCACCTGTCGGAAGCAAAATGCAATGACTTCTTGGTGAGAAATATGCAGGCGAACAGCGTGTATATCCCTATGCACGTTCATGTTGACAAGGAGTAAACGGATGGTCGTAACGGCGAGAATTGAAAAGCTGGAAGATGGAAAGCTCGTCCTGAAGCCCGATACGGACATCAGCCGCTTTGTGGAGCAGAAACGCCCCCGGCGGGTGGAGGTCCGGTTGGATGATGGGCGCACGATTTCTGTTGACCAGCGCCGAAAGATTTTTGCCATCATCCGTGACATTTCTTTGTGGTCCGGCCACGAGCCGGAAGAGCTTCGGCAGTATTTGGAATGGGATTTCTGCTCCCGCGCTATGCGGGAGTGGTTCTCCCTCTCGGACTGCGACATGACGACAGCACGAGAATTCATTACCTACCTGATTTCATTTTGCTTCCATTGGGGTGTTCCGACAAAGGATAGTCTGCTGACACAAACGGACGACATTGGAAAATACCTGTATCTGTGCCTTGAGAACCGCCGCTGTGCAATTTGCAACCGTCCGGCGGAGGTACATCATGTTGACCGTATCGGCATGGGCATGGACAGAGAAAAGGTCGTCCACGTTGGCTTGAATGCAATCGCGCTTTGCCGAGCGCACCACGAGGAAGCACACCGCCGGGAGAACGCGCTGTTTGCTGATTACCACATCTACGGAATCAAACTGGACAAGCACCTGTGCAAAGTGCTCTCCCTCAATCAAAAGCCGAAAGGGGAGGTGAAGCGTGGCGGCGAATGAGTATGTAAAACTGTGGATTGACGATTACCGCCTTCTCCTTGAACCGTACAGCATGGAAGAAAGGGGACGAATCATCTGGGCGATGATGGATTATAAGGCGGATGGAGCCGAGCCGCGGTTTGATGGCAATGAGCGGTATGTATGGCCTGCAATAAAAAGCAGACTTGACGCTGAGATAGCGGCCTATGAACGAAAAGCGGCCATAAGCCGTGAGAATGGGGCAAAGGGCGGAAGACCACCAAAACCTAAAGAAACCCAAGAAAACCCACTGGGTTTTGAACCCGCTAAAGAATCAGAGGACGCAGATGAACAGCAAGAGACTTCAACCGGACCGCCCGATGGAAAGCCGGAGTCCTACTGGGTATGGGCTGGGTGCGATAAGATGCTCACGCCTTATATGGCCTCAGAATTCCGAGACCTGCGGGAAGCTGGTATAGAGGACGCCCTAGTGGTGGCCGCGCTGAAAGAAGCGATGCGCCATCAGGCAAAGTACCCTTGGGTCTATGCCAAGCGTTTGCTCGACCAAGCGGCGGCACAAAAAATCACAACGCTGGAAGCGTGGGAAAAAGTACATATCACATACAAAGGAAACCGGGTAGACCGGGAAACGCCGAGTGGAAATAGCTTCCTTGGCCTTGATAACAGCTTGGATCGCCTAAAAAGGAGACCTCTTAGAAAGCGGGCGGAGGAAGTTCCACCAGACTAAGGAGGTTTTCTAATGGGAAGTGACGTTCGCCATGTCCGCGGTGAGGCCCAGAAAGAGCTTGTAAAAAAGTTTGAAGTATTTACAAGCAAGGGGCGGTCAAGGTGGCAGGTTTGGAGCGACTGGATTACGATAAGCGCCATTGCCGTGTCCAACGCGACAGACAAGAGCCACTTCGACGAGCGAGAGCAGCAGTACATGACTATCGTGAAAAAGTACACGAAGCAGGAAGTGGACACATTCGCGGATATGTTTTCGCTTCTGGTTATGGCACTGGAGGATGACCCGGAACAGGATTTCCTTGGCGAGTTGTATATGTGCTTGGGGCTTGGAAATGACCATGCAGGCCAATTCTTTACGCCCTACCACCTGTGCGAGTTTATGTCAGCAGTAACGACCCCTGCGGAAGAGTTTCAGCAGAAAATCGGAGACAGGGGATGGGGTGCGGTCTGTGATCCGACCTGCGGCGCTGGGGCCTTGCTGGTGGCGTTCGCAAACGAATGCAGAAAGAAAGGCATCAATTATCAGACGGATGTGCTGTTTGTGGCGCAGGACATTGACTACATCGTGGGCATGATGTGCTATCTGCAAATGAGTCTGCTTGGAATGCCGGGGTATGTTGTTATCGGTGATACGCTTGCAAACCCGTCTACGTCTTATGACAAAAGAGGGCTGCTTCCAGTTGACAAAGGGAACGTCTGGTATACGCCGCTGCTCAGGATCCCGGTTTGGCAGTATCGAATCTTTATGGCGCAGATGGAGCTGGTCACTCAGCCGATAAAGGAAGAGTGTGCTGCAGATGCGCCAAAATCCGAACCACAGAAAGCCCTTGAAGCCACAAAAAAGAGTAAGCAACCAAAAGATACGGAAAAGCCAAAAGCCGCTAAAATGCCGCCCAAAGAGCCGGAGCAGGAACCGATGTTCTCTGAGGGTAAGGGTGGGCAGTTGAGCTTTTTCTGATAGGAGGACAATATGGATTCCACCACACACACCACAACCACAGTAGAGTTCGTCGATTGGCGGGCCAAGGCAAAAGAGAAGCTGGAGGCAGAGGACAAGCTGTTCAAAGGCGGGCGCGCCGCCGCGAGCGTTCAGAGCTATGTGCTGCGGGCACTGCTGAACTTTGCAGATCAGGAGCCGCGCTTCGCTGAGGTCGTTTGTAACACGGAGCGCACATTCTCTGAATGCTGCGCGGCAGTCGTGCACAATGCGGGAGAGGTTCTGTCTGACCTTGAAGCGTATCGCAAGGCCGTGCAGTTCTACTTCCCCAATGCTGAAATCTCGTTTTCGATGAACATCAATCTTACCGGAACGCCGCCGACGGAAGAAGAGATGCGGGCGCCGGCAACCATCAAACCGGAGGACGCCGCCCCGAATATTCCGAAACCGCAGGAGCCGAAAAAGGGAAAAACCGACCAAAAGAAGCCGAAACCGGAGAAAAAGCCTGCAAAGAAGAAAGAGAAGCAGAGCGAGGATTCGATGCAGCTTTCCTTGGAGGGATGGTTCTGATGATTTTGGGATTCAAGGGATTCAAGCCGGGGCTGGTCGCAACGCTTGGAAACGGAAAATTCCAGTATGTTCCGAACGAGCTGAATGAGACGAAAAAGGCCATGTGCGCCAGCACCGGGTTCCATTATTGCTTAGACCCGTGGGATTGCCTGAATTGGTACACATGGAACGGCAAGAATGAGTTTTGGGCAGTTGCGGCCGGGGGCGATGTTGACGAGGATGGCTACGGAAGCCGGAGCAGCTGTACGAAGCTGGTTCCTCTCCGCAAGCTGACAGCAGAAGAATTTTTGCTGATGCACGCCAACTATGTGTTTGAGCATCCTGCGGAGAAGTTTGAGGACAGCTATAAAGGGCCATTTCATGTCGCATATGGCCGGGATAAGAAGCTGGCCGGAGAACTGGGAGAATGGCTCTGCTTCATCATCCAAGATCAGCAGGAGTCCATCTGCATTGCACAGCCGATTGACGGCGTGAAGATTTTGCCGGGGAAGAACTACACGGCAGAGAGCTTGGAGGCGGCACACAATGAAAAAGGCTGAAGAATTGAAACTTTATGCGCCGGAACCGAAACGGCCAGAGCTGGATGCGGCACTGTGTATGTCAGTTGCCGAGGGGCAGGGCATGGGCCGCTACATCGAGGGAAAGGTGCTGACGGTGGCCGTCTGGGACAAAAAGGAAAAGCCGCTGGTCGTGTGGCGCTTTTTCGGGGATTACTGGACGGGGGAGCTTCGCGGGAACGAGAACCCGACTAAAGGCGAGCTTTCGCCGCGTCAAATTGAGGTCAAGCCCTGCCAGTGCTTGACATGGAGGACCGAAGTGCCGGCCACAAAAGGAGAATCGGAACTCCTGCAGAACTATTTTGATGACTGCAGACCGGGATATCTGATTGGCATTGTAGAAGATGCACTGTCGGCTCATGCCAGGAAGAAGCGCGAAGAGCGCAACGCACGACAGGCGGCTGAGACCAAGAAGCTCTTTGAGAATCTGCCGGAGCCGCCGGAAGATCTCAGTAAACAAGTTTTGAAAGTGTGCAGTGATGCGGGCTTTCTCTGGGTCACCAATGATAAACAGAACGTAATCGAACCCGGCGGCGTTGAGAAGAAAATCTCGATTCAGCGGGCAAGGTGCGATAGCTGCGGTGGTGAATATACGCTGTCGGAACTGCTCAAACACAAGAGCACAGCGACGTGCGAGTGCTGCGGGGAGAAAATGCAGGTTCGCAATACCCGCTATTCGGTCAAAAGGTTATGGGCCGCAAGGACATTCCTTTGGAGCAAGCCGCAGGGGGATGGAGTCTGGATTCGCCGCTATCTGGTGTATTTCGATTTCAGAAATCATCGGGCAGAACCGGAATTTCACGGCCGTGGAATCTGGTGGACGGACGGAAAGACCATCAAGCAGTGGAAACGCGACTGGGGCGAAAAAGCTCAGTATATCATGTGCCAGCGCCCGAAGCTGTCCGCGATGCTGCTGGCCCCCTCTGGCCCGTATCAGCCGTACACGCTGGCATCCCACACTGACCAATTTGAGAGTGATGTTCGGAAAGTGTTGAAATCTGAATGGATGTACCAGTACGATAATCACCTCAATTTTCCGTGGGAAGTTCGGCAGTGGGAAATTGTGAATCGGTATCCGATGGCCGAAAGCCTTGTCAAAACGGGCTGGGCTGACGCTCTGTGCTCTCAGGTGTACGACGAATATGAGCACAGCACCCGCATCAATCTTCGCGCAGAAACCTATTACGGCGTGTTTGGCTTGAACCGTCAGGAACTGGCCACAGTCTCGCAGAGCAAAAAGTCGTTCCGCGAGGTGGATAATGCGCTGGAATGGAAAGAAGCCGGCCTTGCAATCAATGGCAAGAACATGGCGATGACGGCTAACATCCGAAAACTCTCAGGAATGGCCAAGACATTGCAGGAAAGCGGAATGACGCGGAGCCTGAAATATCTCCGTCAGCAGACAAGGCGAGCCACCGGAAGCTACAACGGCCAGATTGCTCTTCAAGTTGCATCGGACTGGCTGGACTATCTCGATATGGCCGGACAGATGAAGATGAACTTGAATCTTGAAAAGGTTCGTTTCCCGCTGGATCTTAAACGCCGCCATGATGATTTGGTTCTGGAGCGCAATAAGCGGCGCCGAAAGGATGCGCTGAGAGGTGCTGCAAGCAGCATCAAAAAGGATGCCAAGGAACTGGAAAATCAATTCCATATCGAGAACATCTACAAGAAAATCCGCAAAATCTACGAGTACGATGGAGCGGAATACATCATTCGGGTACCGGATGGAGCAAAGGCCATTTTGGAAGAAAGCAGATTTCTTGACCACTGCATCCAGCACGGAACCAGATACTTTGAGCGCATTGCCAAACGTGAGAGCTACATCTTCTTCATGCGGCGCAAGGCTGACCCGAATACCCCGTGGTATACCTTGGAGGTGGAACCGGGCGGCACTGTCCGCCAAAAGCGCAGCTATAACAACGACCAGTACGCCGATTTGGAGGACGCGAAACCGTTTATTGCGGAATGGCAACAGGTCGTGCAGGGCCGCATGACAGCGGCGGAAATTGACTTTGCACGGCAGTCCAAGGAAATCCGTGCACAGGAGTTTGCAGAACTCAAGGAAAACGGAAACATTATCCGCACGGGAGCAAATGCTGGAAAGCTGCTCGTGGATGAACTGATGCACGACTTGATGGAGGTGGAAAAACGTGTCGGCTAAAATTGAACTTTCTCTCGCGCCTGCCAAAGCAAAAGGTCTTTCGGAAGATGAGCGTCTGGATTTGGGGCGCCTGCTCCTGAAAGCAGGATACCGAGTTGATATTGTACGCCGTCGTCCGAATACCAATCCGGGCACCAATTACGATTATTTCATGGTTTTGGACAAAGGAGAGAACAATGCCTGATACTCGGAAGAACCACAATCCCAGCGGTGCGCCGGACCCTACACGAGTCCGGGCAGAGAGCAACATCCAGAGGGAAGAAGCTCGTGTGAGCGAGCTTGTCCACGTCCTGCGTTATGTGGCAGGTGCCGCCGGGTTTGAAATTGTGGAGCGAATCGTTCTCGTGGATAACCAAACGGGGAGGATCTATCGGTGAACAGAACGAAAAATGAGTTGGCCGATTATGCTTGGAATCCGGTGACAGGGTGCCTGAAAGATTGTCGGTACTGCTATGCAAGGAAAAGCGCGATACGGTTTGCAAGCGATTGGCGCCGAAATTTGGCAGAGAGACCGAAAGTTCAGCAGATGGGAGAAAAGCTCTTTGAGCTGGATACCCCTTGGAAAACGAAGAGCCAGCGCTTCCTGAACAGCCCAACGGGGTTTCTGCCCACCATGCACAAATATCGTTTCGACTGGCCGCAAAAGGTCAAAGTTGGCTCAAGCATTATGGTATGCACAGACGGCGATTTATTCGGGCCGTGGGTTCCTGAGGAATGGATTCTTCAGGTGTTTGCGGCGGCTGATGAAGCGCCCCAGCATCAGTACATTTTTCTGACGCAGTATCCGGAACGCTATAAGCAACTTGCGAATCACGAGAAGCTACCCCAAAACAAGAATTTCTGGTACGGTTCGACGGCGACGGTCAGAGAAAGCAGCGTATGGGCGAACGAACACTATAATGCGTTCGTAGCGATAGAGCCGCTCCTTGGCCCGTTTGAGGGAGACGTGACAAAAGCGTTCCAGAAGTTGAAGTGGGTCATCATCGGCGCGGAAACAGGCCGAAATGCCGGAAAGGTCATTCCAAAAGCGGAGTGGATTAAAGACATTCTTGCGTCAGCGGATGCGACTAATACGCCTGTTTTCATGCGGAGCAGTATGGAAAGCGTGGTAGGCGTCGAGAATATGCGGCGCGAGAAACCACAGCCGCTTCTTCAAAGAATCCCCAGCGACGTGCAGAAAGAGCGTCTGTGGGAGCATTGCAAGGTCTGTGGTAAGTATAGGCCGATGAAAGAAATGTACGCGCTGCTCCTGCGCAGAAAACGTGGAGATAGCCCGGAGCGGGTGGCTTATATGTGCCCGGAATGCTATGAGCAGTTCAGCAGAGACAATTTTGAGAAAGGAAAAGACGATGAAGTTTGAACGAAGCGAAATTGGAACACTGTTTTCCAAGTTGCGTACAGCGGTGCCGGAGGTTCG